GAGTAGCTAATTGACTCTTTAAATTTTGAAGCAGTCCGCCATGTGCATTTTCATCTGAGTTATGATGAGCAATGCCATCTTCTAATTGTTCATAAGTAATGTACAAATGACTTTGATAATTTACTTGAACAATAGCATCGCCTACACCTAATTGAATACCTAGCATCTTTTCATCGACGCTTGTATTAGGTGGAATATAACTAGCATTAGAACCTGCATTTGTATAAGCAAATAATTGCTCTTCACCTTCTTCACCGAGTTTAGCGAACAAGCCTAATTCTCTTGCGAAGAACCCTGCTGTCAATTCACTATTGCTAACAGTAGATACAGCTTCGATTTCACCGTTGCCTAAATGATTGATTTTAGGAACATTTCCATCCATCAAACGATGTTTTAAGCCTGTCATAGTTTCGATGGTTTCACCATTTAACAAGCCATCACCTAATGAAATTTTAGTAAATATGATTGCAGATTTAGTTCTGATTGACTCGGTAACCATATTCTTACCTTGATTGGTGGTTACAATTCTTCCGTAATCGCTCATTGATTACCTCCATATATTTTAATTTTATCAACATTAATAAGTACCATTCCGATTTTAGGCTGTCCTGATGCACGAATGACAGGATCGCTTTTAGCGTATTTTATTGTTTGCTTATCAAGCACATTAACCACGCCACCTATACAGAGTTGTGTGTGTGCTTGATGTAATTCAGCAACAACATACGTCAAATGGGCCGGCTTGTATTTATCGACCAGCTCACGAACTGTTTCAACATAAGCAGCTACATCTAATGCAACTTTAAATTCATTAGGTCTAGTATTTTCTAAAACATGAGCACCACATACAGGAACTATTTGATTAATAATTGTTTCTAACTGTTTAACCGTAATTGTTTTAGTTCCTTGAATTTTAACTAGCAGATTTTGCCTACGTTGATTTATCGTTAAATACTTATTTGTTTTTATGCCATACACTCTTTCCCAATCAGAAAGGCCCCATGTAGCACTTTCAACAAATAGCTGTTTGCATATATCAATAATAAGCAATCGTTGCTTTTCGTGTTCTTCACTTAAAGCGTCTTCAGTAGCTTTGAATGAGCCGTCATTCTTAAGAAATTTAGGCAAATAGCGAAGCACATCAACTTTATAAGTCCTTAATAGTTCAAATATCATTGTATGTTCACCTCACCTAATGTAGGTAAATCTTCATCGTTAATAACAATGCTTTTATCATCGTTGTTAATTCGCAAATTTTGATAGTCAATAGCGCCAGCATCGATAATAAAGCTACCTACTTTTGCAATCGATAATTTATTAATTTCACCGTTATTTATGACTGACTTTTCAAGATCTATTAAATAGTCATTCATCATTTCTTTGAATTTGTCCAAAACAAAGCCTTTACCCTCGATAGTAGCCGTTACATTAATCACTTTAGGCGTTGCACTAACTACAGTTACCATAGCACCCATAGGGCGAACGCTTTCAATGTAATCTTTAACCGCTGTTATTAGCTCAGTAGAAGCCTGTTTAAATTCAGAGTTAATAATAATGACCTTAACAGAACCAGGGCCATTCCATGTAGGTATAATTTTTACACCACCTACACCAGGAACAGACATAGCCCATTCATAATAGTGCATTTTATTTCCTGATGTACCAGGATAGCGAACATGTAATAAATAGCGTTCACGTAGATTATCGTCATTTTCCTCTTCGAAACCGTCTTTTGTTGGTTGTGTATTGATAACGCTATTAATACCAGGAATTGACATCGGAATTGTATCAATTGCATTTGCTGCTACATTACCACCATTACCAGTTTCAACGGATTGAACCTTAACTTCTTGACTACTATTAATTGTTACAGTTTCTAACGTTTCAAATAGCACTCCGCCAGCGGTAGAGAATTGACTGCCTTTAGGCAATACTCCATTTCCCTTGACTGTAACAGTCCCTATCGCCCTTGTAGCTACCTTTCGAATGATACCAGCTTCTTTAGCACGCATAGTTAAGAAATCGCCATATGATGTATCCGCAAACGCTACTTTATAGAGTTCTCCTAATTCAACATATGTCTTCATGAACTCAATAGCGTTAGATGAAAATACATCATATTCAAATGTCCCCTCAAATTTACTCATCGGAAGTTGCGATTGTAATTGGAGGCTTTTTAAAATTTCGTCTGATGTTGGAATATTAAACATTTATATTAATACCTCCATATATCGTAGTTAATTCAATTTGACAATCAACCTTATCACCATTCGCGTCGAACTCGATACTATCAATCGACTTAATATAAGGGTTAACCATTAAACATTCAATAATGACTCGTTTGAGTTCTGAATAACGTTCACCAACACTCATAACTTTACCTATGAATGGCTTCAACTCAATACCATATCGAGTAGAATACGCTAGATATTGATTGCGTTCGGTTTTAAGTGCTTTGTATACCCAAATTTTTAACGCTTCGTCACCCTCTAGGGCAATTCGTTTACCGCTTGCGTTATATCGGAATGTATCATCTTCAAAATTCCAATCATATTCACGAAATAATGGCAAATCATTTTGACTAGACTCAACTGTACGAGTTAATCCTGCAAAAGGATATTCTTCGCTCATAGTTTCACCACCTTTTGACCGATGTAATATAGCTGTTCACCTTGTCCGTATACTGGAAATACGGTTACTTCATCGCCTACTCTCAAGGTATCAGTCATATTAATGGTGTCGGTATAGTCATTGTGTATAGCATGCGTATGACTAGCAAATTCTGCTAACCCACCACCGCCTGAACGAGGTTGTGTTTCGCTTATGATGTGGCCTTCTGCTTCACGATGATGACCTGGCTTCCAATAGTCATTCAAATATATTTGCTCATTGGTAATGTCGATATTATCAACGCGAATTACTAGGTTAGGGAATGGTGATGTAACTAAACCAATACGCATCCCCATCGGTTGTTCACCTTTAGCTATACCGTGAATTGTATCAACCATTTTAGCCATCGAATGTGCAGCACTAGGAATATCATTCAACATAATGAATTTCTACCTTTCTTTTAATCGATTTTCGAGTAGACCTTCGACCTTTACCCTTAGGAGTTTTATTTTTCTTTTTAGCTTCACGCTCCTGGCGTTTCTTTTCTTTAGCTTCTAAGGAATGGTCTACCTTTTCTTTAGTCATAAGATTTTCAAATTCAATCTCGAGTTTCATGGTATGTTGACCGTTTTTAAAATCATGAGTATCACTCTTGATCCAGAACTTGCCACTTAACTCGGTAATCACATCTCTAATTTCAACAGAATACGAGGATAAGGCGTCATAATCGCCTAAACAATCAATCACGCCTGTTCGTTCTGGTTTTTTAAATATATCCTTTACTTCATCAGCCGTGTTTTTGTTCTTATTCTCTTTATATACTGCCTGTATCATAGAGTAGCGTTGAATTTGGTCGTCTTTACTTTCATATCTAACAAAGTTGCCTTTATCATCAACAATCATGACTTTATTAATCATATTTTCAATTGATTCTTTAAATGACGAGTCAGTAATATTCCTGTATTGGTCTATTACTAGCCCCTCAATTAATGAACCTTTCTCTATTACGTCGAGTTCATCGCCCTCCATCATAGCTTGATATTTTTTGTTGGTCTTTTTAGCTGCCTCGGTGTAGGCCATTAAAATGATTTGATAACCTGACTTGTTATTAGCTATAAAAGTTATTTTTTCACCTGTTTCAGCGAGGTTACCTACTTTAATACCCATTTCCTTGCATACGGCCTTTGTGATATCCTCTGCGGTCATATTGGTGAATTTACGAGTAGTCTTTGATTTACTCAATATAAACATATTGTCATAACATGTTACTGTAATGCGTGATGCCGTTGTTTTGCGTTCAGTGGTATATATATTGCCTACAAATTGCACATCGCCATCTTCTGAGTACCCTTTAATAGTTTCACCGATACTCACTGCATAGATAGGCCAGTTTGGATCACGTGGCTCTTGCACTAATACAAATTCAAGTTTTCTAGCTGCTTGAATACGAGAACCGGACCAGGTAACATGCTCGACTAAATGAGTAATATCATTTTCAACAGGAACTTTTTTCTCTTCGCCAGTCTTTTCATCTTTAACTGTTTTAGTGCCAATATGTTTAACTATCATATTATTTCACCTTCAACTTTCTAAGCTGGCTAAGATTATTAATCGCTAAATTCTTTAGGTCATTTGACTGGATAATGCGTTCATAATGACGATAATTGCCATATGCCTTTTTAGCAGCATCCAACACATCAGAACCTTTACTGAACAATGTTGCCGTTTTAGGTTTTTGAGCAACAGAAGGCCTATCTTTTAAGCCTGTCGTTTCATCAACTGGCTTATCATCACCAGTCGCAGGAGTGTTAAGGTCCTTATGCTCCTTAAAGGTTAGCGTGTAATACATATCCCCTGTATTTTCCTGTTTCTTGTATGGAAATGACTCAATTCCCATCATTAAATTAATAGGGCCATCGCTTATAATGACCCTAACAGGTTTCTTTGATGTTTTCCACTTTTCTATGAGGTTAATAATTTCAATAGGCTTACGCTTATCGCCAACAATAAACGGATAATCTTTCGCCGGAAAAAATCCTTCGAATGATAATGTTTTGAGTTTAGGGTTTCCAAATAAAAGCACCTCACCTATTTGAGTAATATCAACAGTTTTATTTTCCTGTTCATTACCGACCTCATATTTAACAGGAGTAACAGGAAGCACCAACTTTTCTTCATTTTGTGAAATGATGATAGTTGGCAACTCCCTTGCCCCTTTACCAAATGCAAACGATAAAAGCGATAAGGCACGCCCTATACCGCTAACGAATTTTGACATGCCTATACACCTCCATAATTTGTTTCAGCAGCCCCAAACATTGAGAATAAAGAATGAGCGATACGGTCTATATCAGCTTCTTCTCTAACAACAAATGTATTTCCTGTAACGGTGTAATTATTACCACCGCCACCAGCTCCACTAAATTCTTTGGCTAACATTTTTTCAGTAGTCGCATGAGGGTAAATTCTAGATCCACTAGGTAGGTCTACAATTTCACCGCCACGTTCATTAATTTCAGTCCAGCCACCACCAAAATAATTCGTACCAGTAGCATGACCTGTTAAGCCTGTAATTTGTGCACCTCTCGATTGTGCTGCGCTTAATGCATTACCTAAACCGCTAAATACTTCACTTGCTTTAGCTTTTAATGGTCCCCAAACGTTAGCATCGAACCAACCAGCCACGGCACCCCAAATGCCTTTAATTGATTCCCAAGCACCGCTAAAGAACCCTGTAACGCTATCCAACATACTGCTAGCATAGCTCTTAATAGGCTCCCAAATATTACTACTAAACCAATCAGCAACAGGTCCGAATATTGTAGATATTGAATCCCAAGCAAACCCAAATAGACCCGCAATAGTATTAATAACAGGAGTACAAGTATCAACAATGCTATTCCATTTGTCAGAAAACCATTCTGTTATACCGTCGAGGTTATTTGTAATTCCGTCGAATATCTCTTGACCGAACTGTTCACCGAATATTGCACCACCGATGCCACCTAATGCACCACCAATAGCACCGCCAACGGCCGTTCCTGCACCAGGAATTATAGAACCTAAAGCAGCGCCACCCATAGCACCTAATTTTGCACCAGCCAAACCGCCCGCAAGGCTACCGCCAATGCCTGCAGCTGTTCTGCCTTTGTTATCAGAGTTGGCCATATCGTATGCACCCATGGCTAAGGTTAAAGGTAAAAATGCTTTACCACCGACTTTAGATAGTAGGCCCCCTAACTTGCTTGCACCTCTCCCAAGAATACCAAACCCTTTAGATACGCCTCTACCTACTTTGCCAAATTTACCACCGCCAGTAGTTTTAGGTGGAACAGTACCAACGCTACCACCTTTACCGGGAGTCTTTCCTTTACCTCCACCACCTGGGCCATAACCGCCACCGTCATAAACGTTCTTGCCATAGACATACACATTAATGCATTGAATAGTAGTATCATCACCCATAGCGTCGCCAATACCGCCACTGGCACCACCTTTACCGCCTAGCATACCTGCAATACCTTTGCCTGCACCCCAAACCTTTTTACCGACTTTGAAAGCACCAACACTAAGAGCAGCCAATGCAGCCGTGGATAAGATAGACGGTAGTCCGTCCATTTTTGCGGTTTGTTTAACCATTTCTTTAATGGCAGATGTAATGCCGTCAATTACAGATTTCACTGTAAAGCCGTTCTTTTCAACGTTTTCAGTAAAACCAGTAAACCAGTTATCGACGCCTTGAACAATATCTCTAAAGCCACCAATTTTACCGCTCATTAATTTAGTAGTGAATGAATCCCAGTCGCCTGATAGTTGTTCCAAGTCGCCTTTTAAGTTGTCCATGCGGATCTTCGCCATTCGTTCGGCAGCCCCATTTGAGTTGTCGATAGCCTCTGCCAACTTATCGAAATCACCATCCGACGAGTTAACTAATGCTAATAGACCTGACATAGCTTCTTGACCCGCAAGCATGCCAGCTACCGCCGCTTTACTTTCTGGAGTTAATTTCTTCATACCTTCGCGAATGTCGGCAATAATATCTCTAAATGGTTTCATCTTGCCGTTTGAATCTGTAATGCTAAGACCTAATATATCCATTGCTTGCCCTGACTCTTTTGTCGGTTTAACCAATCGAGTCATCATAGAACGTAATGATGTACCAGCTTCGGAGGCCTTAATGCCTTGGTTAGCCATAAGACCTACAGCAAGAGCAGTATCTTGAATGCTAAACCCTAATGCACCTGCTACTGGAGCAGCGTATTTAAACGTTTGGCCCATCATAGCAACGTTGGTATTTGAGTTAGTAGCCGCTGCTGCTAACACGTCAGCAAACATAGCAGAGTCTCGTGCTTGTAAACCAAAAGCGGATAAGCTATCAGTTACAATATCAGAAGTCATAGCAAGATCTTC